CGAAACTTTTCAATATCGTGACGCATTGGCATTGGCATATCTGCTGGTACTGGCTTTGCTCCTACACCTGCGTGTCCTTGCATAGCTGCTATCATATCTGCAATCTCTGCACCTGTTTCGGCACTAATAGAAATTGTAGCTGCTTCGTTAAGCTGTTCTTTTTTTGAATTTTCTATATCAGTCATTTGCTGAATTAAGTTCTTCATATCCATAGTATTAACCTCCTACGACCGCTTTACTGTTTTCTGTGTCACCGATATCGCTTGATTCTCCTACAGGTGCACCTTCCGCTGCATCGTGGTCGCGTTCTTTACGAGCAGTTTCTAATTCTTTTAATAAATCCATAACACGATTGCCGCCTACTGATTCTTGAGCACTTTCTCCGCCCATATCTTCTTTATCTAACAAAGTTTCGTATGGAGCATCGTCTTTAGTTTCTTGGTATTCTTCTCTAGGATCATTCATATTGCGCACAATGATATAACTTTGATCTATTCCACAGCATTTTCCTAAATACTCTTGTAAAACTATAGGTGTAGTTGGATATTCTACAGTTGCTTCAAAATATGTAACTTCCATATTTTGTAATTGCGGAAAATCTAATGGACGTTCTTGTATAGGCGTTTTTTTACCTGACGTCATATTAGACAAGTTGTATTTTTTCAAAGCAGTTTCTAGCTTGTCGACACATTCGGGTGGACAGTCGCCAGCAATGCCTATTTTGAATTCGTAAGTCTTTTTAGACTCTGTAAGTATTTCTGTAAATGATCTCATTGCGCATTGATCCTTTGTTTATATATTATTTATCATTATTTGACTAGATTGTTCTTCTCTTCGAAGCCATTCCATTATTCCATTCATTAGGTCAAAATAGTCGTTATTTTCTTGTGCATTTTTAAATTTAAACACTTCATAAATGTTTTCTAAAAGAAAGATGTTATACCATCCAGATGTCATTCTTGTCAAAAAATCTTGTGCTGCATATACAAAAGCAGTTCTAGAATCATTTTCTGCATAATGTCTTTCGCAAGCTAGAACAGCTATTTCTTCTATAAAAGTATTAATCTGTTCTTGCTTAGATAAAAGATTAAATTTATCTTTACTTACTTTCACTGTGACATCGTTATCTAATATTTTTGAAAAGGCTGGCTTGTTACCAAGTTTTAACAAATCGTGTAATTCGTCGTGGTTTACAAATCTTTGCACATTACTGTTGAAGAAAATTTCCGGAGGTTGATTCATATCCATTTTTTCTCTAAAACCTGCATATCTTATTTTCCAGTATTTGCGTAGATGTTCAATCTTTGCAACATCGTGTTTTGCACCTTTTTGTTGCAAAAAAATGATATCATTTATTGCCTTATCTAGATTGTAATTATACATTGCGTGTGACATACGTACACTCAACATTCCATCTGGTGATAATATATAATCCTGTATGTCATCTTCAAACGCTTTATAGAAGTGCGCTTCGTCTTCCCATACTATTTCTTCAATCAAATTATTTTTGTTTATTTTGTTTATAATATTTTTATTGTATAGATTATTATCATAAACAACAATATCAATATCAACTGGTTCCCGAAAATAATCTGGGAACCAGTGCTTCATAGCAAAGGATCCGTATATAAACATTATTTTCCTTTATCTAAACCTTTTAATTTTTCTAAAAGACTGTTTCTGTCTGTTACAACGTAACCTTCGCCATTTACAATGTCGCCAGCGACTGCATTACCATCTTTGTCCTGCTTTTCTTTTTTAAGTTGCAGTTCAACCATTTTAAGTTTTTTATCTAGTTTTGCAACTTTAGCATCTAGACTAGTTTTCAACATCCCTCCGGCAACTTCAAATACTCTGCCACTATAACGGCTTTCAACGTTCATACCCAAGTCCATAAGATCTTCGTATGCACTCATTGCTTTATCAGCAACTTCGTTAAGCTCTTTATCAGCCATTTCGCCCAGGCCTTTAACTTGTGGTAACGCTGCTGTTATTTTATCAAACTCAGCTATTTCACGAAATGTTTCTTCTCGTTCTATTTCGTGTTTTGTTTGCTCTGCTTCTTGAGCTTCTGCTTGTTCTATTATTTCTTTAGAATCAGGCAAGTTTAATAAATCTTCTAACTTTTTTGTCATTGTAGCTTCCATTATATGCTAGTATTATTTATCGTCTTTTGCCGTTATGGAATATATCTTGCTCAGTAACTATACGAAAGTATATACCTTTCTGTTTGCACCAGGCTCTAGCGGCTTCCCATTTTGCTTGATTGACGACATAATGTGCTTGATTAGCTCTTGAACGACCTAGCTTTTCCTTTAGTGCTTGATTGCTAGGCTTAACTTCGATTAATTCTACACGTTTTTTGCCGCCTTTGTCTGCATAAACAATAAAAAAGTCAGGAACATATATCGTGTGTTTGCCACTCAAAGGGTTTCTATAAGGAATGCGAACTGCTTCACTAGCCCATTGTGACACATTAGGATGTTCATCACAAAATTTCATAAAAGTAAATTCCCAACCTGACCTATATGTTGGCGTTTTGTTTCCTACATATTTTTCAGGGTTTTTGAGATTGAATTTACCTTGTGCAAAATGTGCCATTATACAATAATTTGACGTTGTTCAAATAACTGTGTTTTTTCAGGAACTCTATAACCTAGTGTGCTTACCTTACTACGGTTGATGTTGAGTATTTGTGCAACAATGTTGCTAAGTTGAACGTCATTAACTCCCTTTAATGTATCTATTAATTTAAAAACAGTTATTTGGTCAATATCTGCTTGCTGTAAAAGCACACTAGCTGTATTTACAGCAGCAATTTTATCGAATCCTCGCTTGAGAAAGTAACCAATTACGGCGTCAACTTCTGATGCATTGTAATTTATTTCCCTGTTGTAATAATTATCAAAAAACTTTTTTGTTAATTCTTGCGTAACTTTTTTTGGATTATCTGAGAAACTATTTAAATCTGCCATTATACATTAAATCCTTTTGTTGCGTTCACTGCATTTTTTGCAAAGTTTGCTAATTTAATATCATTTGGTATACGGTTAATTAATCCATCAGTAATATCTTGTTGTCCAGATGCAGACAAATTTGAATATCCATTAATATCAATTCCTGGCACAGCACCTGTGTTTATTGCTTGTGATACAAAGCCTGATCTTGCTACCGGATCTGTGGTCAAATTTTCTATTATTGACTGTGTATTGATTACATTTGATCCTGTACTTAATGTGCTAGTATCTACCGATTGAGATTGTAGTGGTACAATTATTTGCTCTAGTACACCTGTTTGTGGTGCTTCATTAATATTACTTTGTGCTATTGTTGATGCAGTATTAGCTGCTCTAGCTATTAAACCGTAAGGTGTATTAGTATTTGTATTCAAAAGGTTAGGAGATAAATTATATTTTTCAAATATACTTTCATCTCTATATCCTATAGGGCTAGGCACATTATCATAACGTGTTTCGTCTGAAGTAAAGTGTGTAGGTTCACCACTGTCGCCTATTCTCCCTTTGTCGTAAAGAACTGATTCATATGCAACTGTCATAGTATTCTCTACTACTCCAGATCCGTCTCCATAATCCAAATCACCGTGTTGCCAAGCAGACAATAACGGATTGACTAGAGTATAACTAAACCATTCTTGTCTACTAAGTTGATATATCTTTATAAAATCAAAAAATGGAATTTCTTTTGACGGATCGGATTTTTTTACGTTCAGCCCATATGAAGGAACCTTTTCTGCATACTTGTCTCTTGGATTAAATGCGCCGCCTGCATTTATATTTTGGCTTCCGTCTACAAAATACCATTTGTAATATTCTTCTAACATTGCTCGTGTGGCGCCTAAATTATCATCGTGTAAAGTAATTCTTACATCTTGATAATCTATCCTAGTTTGTACATTCTTTTTTCTGTTATACTGTTGTTTATTTTCTATGCTTGCTCTAAAGCTAGGAAGATCTACTTGTTTTGCAAGTACTCCGATCTCTTTAATAAACTTCATAGTATTAAATTGTGTAAAATCGAACAAAGCACTGCTAGGTTGAAAAACCACGTGATAAAGAAACTTTTGTTTAGGAGCAAAAGCGTGGCCGTATTCTGTAAACAATTGGTGAGCGTGTCTTGCATCACGTAAATGCACATCAAGGTTTACATTTATTAGATATGGATCTATTGTACTCATACTAATATTTATCCTATGAAAATATGTGCGTATATAAAAAAAGCGAGGACTGAATAAACAATCCCCGCCTTATAAAACGCCAATCTATAGTATATATTAGCCAGTAACTGTTGTACCACCAGTACCGCCAGCTAAAATTCTAGCTGTAGGCTCGCCGATGCCATTAAAGTCTTCATCTGCACCGAACTGGATAGCATTGTCATAACGAATACTTAATGTAGTAGTAACTGGATCGTTAGTTGCATATGCTAGTGTGTTATAGTTTGCAGATTCAATGTAGCAACCTACAAGATGGAATCTGTCAATAACATTTGCACCAGTTGCACCATTACCGCCGTCTAGTATTTCTATTCTTGTTTGGAATTTATATGTACCTGAACTTACTGCACTTGACTGTTCAAAGAAATCAAACTGTCTCTGAAGCTGCTGACCAACAATTTTTTGTACATTGTTGTTGGCATCTTCGCGCATTGTAAGTGTTACAGGATCCCAAGTGTGCTTACCTGCAAGATATGTTCTTGAATTGTAAGCATCAATTGTAATTTGATCAAATGTTAAGTTTGGACGAGTTACGTCAACTACTTGTCTTGAAATTTCTCTAGTACCATCAGCGCCACCGGTTGTTCCAAAATTATCAAGGAAAACACGGAAACGATATTGTAGCTTAGGCATTAGTAGTGAACTATTAGATCCTGCGCCTTCTGTTGGTATCGAAATATTTGTTAAAGTTGTGATTGGCATTCTTTATCTCCTATACATAGTATTTATACACATTTGAGTAGGGGCAATCCCCTACTCATTATATGCGTATATTATCCTAGTGCCGCTATTTCACCTGTGTTTTTAATTCTTAATGGAATGTAAATAAATTCAATAGCCTTAACTGGTTCAATAGCTATGTCTAACCAAAGCTCATTTCTATCAATCCTTGCTGGCGTATTGTTTGATTCATCACAAACTACTAAGAAGTCATATAGTGCTCTTAAACCTACAAGTTCTAGTAACAGAGCATCTGCTGCTGCTTTAACTTGATCACGTGTGATCTTATCGTTTGGTTCAAACAAGTAAGGTCTTGCTAGTAGCTCTAGTTGTCCACGTAAGTAAACAATCAAACGTGCTACGTTTACGCGGTCTAGCGCACTTGCATTTCTTGCACGAGTTTTCTGACCAAACACAACTAAACCAGCACCACTTATAAACGTAATTGGGTTTATATTGTTGCTGTATAGTGTATCGCGTTGTCCAGTGTTTAGTGCAACACTTACAAATTCACCTTCGCTGTTAATGTATCCTGAGCTTGTAGCGTTTGTAACACCACCACGTCTTGTACCTGCTGGAGCAAACCAGGGGAACGCAACTTGGTCATTTAATATGATTGTTCTTAGTGCCATATGGCTTGGAGGAACAACAACATTGTTACCTGCATTATCACTTGTAAAGCCCCAAGGATAATACATTGCCATATATTCATCACGGCTTACTGCACCATCATCGTTATCTTCAACTGCTAGGTTAACGTTAGTTGCCCATTCGTTTAGTGATGTAGCATCAGGCGTCAATCTTGCTGGTGTATCACCTACAACAAACGCTGTTAATCTGCGATCGTAGTTTAGAGTGATCATTTCGCCTATTAGTTCTGGATAACCAGGTGCAGCAATTAAGTTAAACTGACGTGATTCTTCGTCACGAATTTCTTGGTTGCTATTGACTGTTGCCTGTAGGCCTTGAACAACTGACTTACGTTGTGCAAAACGTCCAAATGTGCCTGAACCGTCATCATTGTTTCCAGAATCAGTTACCCATCTGTGTGGATAATATGCTTCCATAGACTGATCTTCAAGGTCACCACTATTGCCAACAACTTGGAATCTTCCATTGTCTGCGCTTGTATCAATGTAATTACGCTCAAAACGCTTTACATTAAATCCGCTTCTGCGTGTGTTCCAAAGTAGCATACCTTCTGGGTAAAGTGCTGGATCTGGAGCATCTGGGTCTAAGTAATCACTGACTAGTAGTTCATCAATATCAGCTGCTGCTGAGTTAGAACCTGCATCTGACCAACGTGCATCTGAAAATAGTATTCCATTTTCTGTTGTTTGATCTGTTTTATCAATTAGAACCCATTTTAATAAAGTAGCATTGTAACGATATACATTGCCATATTCTTCAATATCTGCTGTGCTTATCCAAAGATCGCCTTCAACAAGCGAGCTCACACCGTCTGTCTGTACAGTAGGTTCTGTAGCACTTACAATCGGGCCAGTAGCATTTGTGTCTGGATACACATTAAGGTATCCTCTCCAGCCGCCGCTGCCGTCGTGTACTAGCATATCAACTTCGTCAACTACAGAGCTATACCATAGTTCGCCAGCTGCTGTTAGGCTTGCAGGCGCATCGTCGCTTGCTGTTGCTTCTAGCGGCTTCCAGTTTGAAAATACTAAATCATTTGCTGAATCACCTGTAGGAGCAGTGTAAACATTTGCTTTTTTATTGTTGCCTGTTGCAACAAATCCTGCTAGACCTAGCAATCCGTCTGTATCAGCTGCTCTAATATCGCCACCTAATTTATGTTGGATGCTTACTTTGTTTGAAGCGTCAACCAAAGCGACAATGTTAGTAAATCCTGCTGCATTAATCGCTGCTGCTAGTTTATCTGCATCTGTACTTGCACCCAGTGTAATTAGTGTCATTGTCTTAGATGATCTTGTTAGACTTCCTGCTGTGGTTTCTTCTAAAGTGAACGAGTAAGTACCTGCTGTTAGATTAGTTGTGATCTTATCACCTGTAACAACTGTTGCGCCGTTTGCTACTCTTTCGTTTACTTGGAAATCTACTAAAATAGGATTAGTTTCATTAATATTTGCATTTACATACAAATCACCAGCTAAAAGGTTTGAGCCGCCACCGGCTTTATCTAAACCAAATAGTGCTGCTTCTGGTGATGCATACATCGGAGCATCAACACTTTCCCATAATTGTGTATCACTGTTGTACTGTTTAACACTGAAATTTGCACCGCCGTTTGGTTGTGTAGTTTTAATCCACAATGAACCTGTAGGTGCTTCGGCTGTTCCGCCATCTTTGTAAGCAGGAACACTTGTATGAGGAGCAATTGTAATTTTAGGTGCAGCATATGTACCTGTAATAATACCTAGTGCGCCGCCATCTTCTGAAGCAGTGTTTTCATCACCAACTAGTGCTCCGTCACCTGTTTCGATTACAACATCTACTCCGGTAGAATATATTTCTAATGCGCTATCAACTGCTGCTGCTGTTACACCTGCGATTCCTCTTGCATTAATGTCTGTAGCAAGCTGTGTAATTGTTGTACCAGTTGCAGTAACTTCTAAACCATTAATTGTAATAGTATCGCTGAGTGCAATTGAAACTGGAGTTTTTGTACCTCTTACAACTGGCCAACTTGCTGACCATTGTGTAGATCCTACTCTTACCCAGTCACCTGCAGATCCTGCATTTGCAGTTCTGCCTGGTGTTTTATAAAACACTCTAAATTCAGTAGCAACATCACCTGCAGCAATCGTACCGTCTATAGCATAATCGCCTATTTGACCAATTGATGTTTTTGGTGCTGATGTATTTGAATCTATATCAGATGATTCAACTAAAACTGTTCTTGGTACTACTGAAAATGACTGTCCGCCTGTTGAAGTAACAGGTGCACCGTTCCATTCTAAGATACCAAAGCTAGTTGTTTGAGTGTCTACCCAAGCCGCACCATTTGCTGGCTCACCGCCAGGTGCGTCTGATTTTGCTGTTAGTTTTCCTAAGTCTAAATCAGCTCTTACAACGTATGCTCTATTAGATACGCCTAAAACTGAATAAGCTGCTTGTAGTCCGTACTCATTTAATTCACCTCCGTGAATCATATTGCCGTTTGCATCTGAGTAAAATAACGGATCTCCAAATGTTTCACCAAGCTCTCTTTGGCTGGTGATTAAATATGGTTTACCAGCGTTTGCTTTGGTTGTACCTGCTGCAATTCCTGCGCCGCTGCTCGAAGTTTTATTCGTAGCAGTTGCAACAAAAATCATAGGTACTGTACCAGCTGCGGCCGGAGTGTAGAAAGATTCGTCAATTACATTGACTTCTACGCCTGGTGATACTAATGCCATTTTCTTTTCTCCTATCAAAATGATATTGTTCTATACGTTGTATTTATTAATTTACAAACATTTCACCAGGTAATCGCACCAAAAAAAGGTATCGAAAAGGTGAGGTAAATACATTATGAGGCCATTATGCAAATGCGGACAACGTCCTGCTGCAATTAATTACAAAAAAGATAATAAAACATATTATCGCAGCCTTTGCGAAACTTGCCTGCGTAATGGAGTAGGTCACGGCATACCAAAATGGCAACAACGAGGTTATGAAAAAAAAGATACTTGTGAAAAATGCGGACACACAAGTAAACACCAAGAACAATTTAATGTATATCATATAGACGGAGATTTAAATAATTGCCGTCCTAATAATTTAAAAACAATATGTGCTAATTGTCAAAGGGTAATGCAAAAAGAAGGTTCACGTTGGAGGCAAGGCGACCTTACGCCCGACTTTTAGATTTTCGATAAGTTGGTATGTATTAAACATAAGTTCGTTTATTGTGCCATTATTATCAATTGTAAAATCAGACATCCATTGCTCTAAACTCATACTATCTTTAGGTTCTGGAGGCAAATGATCACTTCTATCTACCCAAATACAATAATCAAATACGTTTGTATTTTTCATTGCAAAGAATTCACGCTTGTTACGCAATCCGCAATATATGTCGTGTTCTTTAAATATTTCTCGACCTAAGCGAGCTCCATCGCCTTTATTAAAATCACAGATAGCATCATACCATTCTGCTCTGTGATTATGCCGGTCAGCATAGCACTCTTCTTCATTAGTATATCCATACTTGTCCTTTAGCATATCATAGATAAAAAGTTTTGAACAGAATCGACTACTGGATTCAAAACTTAAATTATAATTTTGTTGTAATATTTCACAAACGGTATCTTTGCCGTGGCGGCCGTGCCCAATTACTAGCAATTTCATTTTATACCTCTATTTAATAAAATTAAGTATAACGTAGAATAGTAACTTTGTCAACCAATTAAGAAACCGTAACCTGTTCCGCCAGGCACAGCAAGAGATACATCTGACTCTAATTTTTCTAATTCTGCTTGTGCTTCTGCTTTAAGTGCATCTCCGTTTAGAGTTGAACCGCCTTGTGGACCTGCAATAGTAGCGAATTTTGAACGTGCTTCACCTAGCATATATTTACAACTTGCAAGTGTGTAATCTTTAATCCATTGAACAGCCAGGTAATCACTTAGTAATTCAGAGTCAGGACGATAGTTATAGCAATAAAGTAACAGTTCTTCTTCTGCTCTAGGGCGTTGTAATAGTGTTAATTTTTTACTAGTATTGCTCCACTTAAATTCAATAAACGAACCAAACATTCTGCCCACTAGCTCTTGGTGCTGAGAAAAAAGATCATATGTAGCAAGTCCGCCCATTTTAGAGCTGGACAACAAATAAGTATTTGTATATGCTAAGTTAAATGGTTCAAACAAACTGCCGCCGTCGCCGCCTCCTGTTCTAGAACCAATACTTCTACGAAATAGTTTGCGCACTTCGATTACTTCATTAGGCAAAATATAATCATTTTGATCAATAACTGTAGTTAAAAACATATATGATTCTTCAACTGAATTATCTGACCGCTGTCTAAATTTTGTTAATGCTTTTGTAAGTGCAGTTTCATAATGTATAGGATCTAATTCAACATCAATCATCCCTCCACCTAGGAATGTATTAACATAATCATATACTTCTTGTTTTTGTGTTGCTAAATTTGCCATAGAAGTTCTCCGTATAGTATTTATGTTATCGATAAATATGTATATGCCAAGACTATCATTATATAAACCAGAACGCGGCAATGATTATCATTTTATAGACAAGCAAGTCTATGAAATGTTTACTGTTGGCGGCACAGACATTAATATACACAAATATTTAGGTCCAGCTAATCCAGAAGACGGCGAAGCAACTGCTGATCAGCCGCAATATGATGCTGTAAAAGAAACAAATATTCAAGATTTACTTTTCTTAGAAAATAGAGACAGGAAATATGATCCTGACGTTTACTCTATGAGAGGCATATATAATGTTCAAGACATTGATTTTGATCTTTCACAGTTTGGATTGTTTCTAAGTAATGATACACTGTTTATGACAATTCATATAAACAGTTCAGTAAAAACACTTGGTAGAAAAATTATGCCAGGTGATGTAGTTGAACTTCCGCATCTCAAAGACGAATATGCACTTAATGATTATACTATTGCATTAAAAAGATTTTATGTAGTAGAAGATGTAAATCGTGCAGCAGAAGGATTTAGTCAAACTTGGTATCCGCATTTATACAGACTAAAATTAAAACAAATCGTAGATAGTACAGAATTTAAGGAAATTTTAGATTTACCTGCAGAAGAAGGTAGTGATAATACACTACGTGACATTCTTTCTTCATATGAAAAAGAAATGCAAATTAATAATGCTGTAGTAGCACAGGCAGAAGCAGATGCGCCTAAGAGTGGATATGATATAAACCATTACTATACAGTAGCAACAAATGATGACGGAAGTATTGACCTTAGAACAGCCGATTCAGAAGAACTAGATGCAAGCGGGTTTACAGTAAGTGCTGACGAAGTAACTAATAGACCAGAACGTGAAGGTTATTCAGGATACCTAGTTGGTACAGGCGATGTTGCTCCAAACGGTGCACCATTTGGATTTGGTATACAATTCCCAAGGGACAACAATGAAGGAGATTACTTTTTACGTACAGACTTTTTACCAAATAGAATGTTTAGATATGACGGGTCAAGGTGGGTGAAAGTAACAGACGATATAAGAATGACACTAAGCAATACACTAGAAAGACAAACTTATAAAACAACATTTATTAATAACACAAATGTCAACACAATAAGCGGTGAAGAAGTTGAAGAAAGACAAAGTTTGTCTAAAGCACTTAGGCCAAAGAAACCAACGGCGGATAACTGATGCAACACTTTTATGACGGACAAGTAAGAAGATATCTTACACAAATGATGCGCATACTTAGTAATTTTCCTATCAAAGAAGGCGATGGGAGAACTAAGGAAGTACCTGTTACATATGGAGATCTAACAAGACAAGTTGCAAATATAATTAGAGAAAATTCTGAAAACAAATTGCCTAGTGCACCTCGTATCGCTGTTTATCTAACAGGCTTAGAATTAGATAAGGACAGGCTTACAGATGCAACATATACACGTAAGACAAATATCAGAGAACGAGCTTACGATGAAACAAACGAAGAATATCTGAATTATCAAGGTAAAAACTATACAGTCGAAAGGTTGATACCAACACCTTATATGATGCGTGTTAACGCAGATATATGGACAACTAATACAGATCAAAAATTACAAATATTAGAACAGATACTTGTACTTTTTAATCCTAGTTTAGAAATGCAAACTACAGATAACTTTATAGATTGGACAAGTATCACTGTTGTAAATCTTGAAAATGTACAATGGTCTAATCGCAGTGTTCCTGTAGGTGTCGATTCAGAAATAGATATTGCTACACTTACTTTCAGCGTACCGATTTACATTAGTCCTCCAACCAAAGTTCGCAAAATGGGTGTTATTACTAACATTATAACTAGTATGTTTGATGAAGAAAGAGGAACAATAGAAGACGGCATTACTGTGCCTGAATTAAATCAATACGACGATTTTGCAAATTCTGGTATTACAACAAACGAATTTGGAAACAAATCACAAACCAATCTTGCACAAAACACAGCAAATGTAAATTACAACAAGTATGGTGTTTATTTAGATACAGACACTGCACAGCTTTATTCTAATGGCATAGTAGGTAACAGAGGATGGCGCGAAGTATTTGAAGCGTTGCCAGGTACTTATGCAGCAGATATAAGTAGAATATATCTAACTAATCTTGACAGTGATGCAACTGTTACAGGCACTTTTACTCTTAGTCCGTTCGATGAGGGTAAAATATTAATTAACTGGGACACTGACAGTTTTCCTAGTGACACAATTATACAAGGTAGAACAAGTATAGATTATATCATAAATCCTGTGAGTTTTAATCCAAGTGCTATCAAAGTTACAGGTTTAAGGCTATTATTACTCGAAGATTTAGGAGATCCTAGTGCAGTAAACATTCCTACCGCCTGGCAAAATACAGATGGTACAGGGCTGATTGCTAAGGCGAACGATATCATAGAATGGGACGGTTCTAAATGGAACATAGTATTTGATGCGAGCGAAACTACAGCAATTACTTACACAACAAACCTAAATACAAGTGTACAATACAGATTTAAAAACGGAGAATGGTTTAAATCTATAGATGGTGATTATCCAGTTGGCTCCTGGAGGATTGCGCTTGCAGGATAATTAGTTATATGAATGACCATATAATTTGCAGCGGCGCACTTTTTTATACATTAAATACTAATAGGTTTTTATTTTTACATAGAGCAAACGGCAAACGTAGTAATATGTGGGGGCTAGTTGGTGGACAAAACGAAATGTCCGAAACTCCCTTCGAAGGCTTGAAAAGAGAAATAGAAGAAGAAATTGGGTTTTTGCCCGATATAAAGAAGACGTTACCGTTAGAAAGTTTTATTTCATCTGATAATAAATTTTACTTTCACACGTATTTGTGTGTAATAAAAGAAGAATTTATCCCCCAACTCAATAGTGAACACAACGGTTACGCCTGGTGCAGTTTTACAAAATGGCCTAAGCCTTTACATCACGGTCTACGCAATACTCTTCAAAGTAAAGTCAATCTACGTAAATTAGACACAGTATTCCAAACTATCAATTTACTTGACAAATAACAAAAAATAAAGTATAATAAAGTATGAAAGTCTTAGTTATTGGCGATATAATCATTGACAAATACGTCTACGGAACAAGCACACGTTTGAGCCCGGAGGCGCCTGTGCCTGTTGTTACGCAAGAACGCATTGTAGAAACAATAGGTGGCGCAGGACTTGTTTATGAAAACTTAAAAAGTTTAGGTGTCGATGTTACACTTTACGATTACGATCAACCTAAAAGTATTAAGACTCGTGTAATGTGTGATGGACATTATGTTACACGTATAGATAACGATTATGACGTAAATGGTGAGGAAATATTAGACGACATTCTTAACAAAGACTTTCAATGGTATGATTATGTTATATTAAGTGATTATGACAAGGGAGTGTTAGACGAATCTAAGCGTATTATTGAACACATTAATAAATTTGGTTGTAAGATAATTGTAGATCCAAAAACACACGCAACTCATTATGAAGGTGCTTGGTTAGTAAAACCTAATAGTTCTGAATTTGAAGGGCTAGGCTTTACAAAGTGGCTTGGTAATATTATAACAACAAATGCATCAAATCCTGTAATAGCAGAAATCGACAAAGAGTATTTTACTATACCAGTAGAAACTGTAGAAGTAAGTGATGTAACAGGTGCAGGAGATTGTTTCCTAGCAGCATTTGTTTATGCATTAACTAGAGGATATGATTATAAAACTTGTTTAGAACTTGCTGTTAAAGGATCTACAGAAAGTGTGAAACATAGTGGTACATATATTCTAAAACAAAATGATTTGGAAGACCGTGTAATATTTACAAATGGTGTATTTGATATACTCCACAAAGGACATTTTGAATTATTAAATGAAGCACGTAATTTAGGAAATCGTCTAATTGTAGGTATTAATTCAGATGCTAGTGTTAAACGACTAAAGGGCGAGTCTAGACCTATTAATGATATAACTAAACGCATAGCACAATTAGAAATGTTACCGTGGGTAGATGAAGTTGTTGTATTTGATGATGATACTCCATATGAACTTATAAAACAAATTAGGCCGCACGTAATTGTAAAAGGCGGCGACTATACTGTAGAAACTGTAGTCGGACACGATCTAGCAGATGTACACATAGTTTCCACTGTAGATGGTTATTCTACAACCAGCATAATAGAGGCAGCACTATGAAGATATTAGTAACAGGAGATAAAGGGTTTATAGGTGCAAACGTTGCACACTATTTACACGCACAAGGCCACGAAGTAGAAGGATGGGATTATGTACCTAATGCTATTCCAGATCCGCAAGGCTATGACTGGGTAGTACACTTAGGTGCAAATAGTTCTACAACAGAAACAGATGTTGAACTTATATTAGAACAAAATTTAGAAATGAGCACTAGACTTGTACAAGCCTGTGGTCATTTTGGTGTAAATTTACAATATGCATCTAGCGCAAGTGTTTACGGTGATTGGCGTCCTACACATTTTAAGGAAGACGGCCCGTTACTACCTAAATCGCCATATGCTTGGAGCAAGTATCTGTTTGATAGATTTGTAAATCAATACAAAGATGAATTTGATATTACAATACAAGGCTTTAGATATTTTAATGTTTATGGGCAATACAACGAAGAACAAAAAGGAAATATGGCAAGTCCGTTTACTAAGTTTACAAAACAAGCAAAAGAAAACGGTTATATTGAATTGTTTAAAGGTTCAGAAAACTATTTAAGAGATTTTGTCTGTGTTGAAGATATTTGTCGTGTACACGAAAAAATGTTTAGTGTCAACGAGTCTGGTATTTGGAATGTAGGCACAGGTCGTGCAGTAAGTTTTGATACTGTTGCAAACTGTATTTCAAAAAAATACGGAGCAAAAATTAATTATATCGAAATGCCAGAAAATTTAAAAGGCCAATACCAAGAATTTACTTGTGCAGATTTGACAAAGCTAAACAATACTATAGATATAGAATGGACAAATATAGAGGATTATATAAATGCAGCGACTTGAAGGATTTGTAAAAAAAGGTTGGGGTTATGAATTAATTTGGGCCACAAACGACAAATACTGTGGCAAAATTATGGTATTTGAAAAAGCGGGCAATATGTTTAGTATGCATTTTCATAGAGAAAAAGACGAAACCTGGTTTGTTAATTCTGGTAAATTTAAAGTTCGTTGGATTGATACTACTAATGCTAGACTACACGAAAAAGATTTAGCCGAAGGCGATACCTGGCACAACCCTCCACTACAACCTCACCAATTAATTGCACTAGTTGACGGTAGCAGTATTACCGAAGTAAGTACAGCCGATAGTGTAGAAGACAACTATAGAGTTGCACCCGGTGATAGTCAAAGAGCACAAGAAGCTCTAGAAAAAGAGGATACTAATGGTTGATATTTATTGGGGAGACGAATCACAACAACCAGGATATATTGCACCTAAGTGTGTGGTTGGTTTAGATAGAGACGGTGTAATTAATGTTGATATAGGAGACTATGTCTATAAAGTAGAAGATTGGCAGTTTGAAGAAGGAAGCTTAGAAGCTATAGTAAAATTACGTAAACTAGGACATAAAATAGCAATTATTACAAATCAAGGCGGCATAGCAAAAGGATTGTATACACAACAGGATGTAGATACTCTACACAATCATATGTTTGAAGAATTAGGCAAAGCCGGTTGTCATAGTATAGACGGATTGTATTACAGTGAAAGCAGCCACAAAACAGATATGTATGCAAAGCCTAACATAGGAATGTTTAAGCGGTGCGAAAAAGAAGTACCGCACGTTAAATTTTCTAAAGGTTTTTATGTAGGAGATAGGATTAGAGATCTCAAAGCTGCTATGAAAATAGGTGCAAGACCTATACTAGTTAGAACAGGTCACGGAAAAGAAACTGAAGAACTAATCAACAAAAGATTTACGTATCAAAAAATAAAAAAGGCAACCAAAGTATTTGATAATTTAGCTGCCTTTGTGGATTATTTAGAAAATCTTTAAGCCTGAGCTTCACCCCATTTAAGAATTAAGTTACCAGTTGTTGCCGCACCACTAACTTTATAAACGTTTAGGGCTAGTACGTCAGGACCGTTTGGATAAGTACCTCTACCACCTAGTGGAGTATTTGTTAGTTCTTTAAGTTCACTAAAATCAACAGTTGCACGTTCGCCTGGCTGTGCAATGAATGAGAAGATAGTTTCTCCTGGCTGTGCATAAGGAGGATCTACCTGTGTAAACTGAATTGTACCTGAGCCTGCAGTCAATGTTCCAGTGAAAGAATTATTGAATGTAAGTCGATAAAATTCTGTGCCACCGTGGTCTAACAATTGGATATTAGATATAAAGGTGTTAGCAGGGAAACTAACAGATCCACCTGTCACAGACGTACCTTGGGTTGCTCCAGATGCATCAAAACTTGCTTTAGTAATATAAGCAAAGTTTCTGTTAGTCAAATTACCTCCAAAAGTGAAAGTAACTGTGTCACCTGAGTAGAAATAGCTCACATCATCTGAAGTATCAATTTCATAATCTCCATTATTCCTTGCTCGGACTCTTGTTACAGTTGTAGCAGGAATAGTTCCGCCGTCACTGTTGGTACCGCCTGTTATAGATCCAGCTAGTACAGGGCCATTAGTAGCATAACTGGCACCGCCGAGTCTAAAATTATCGTCCGAGTTAAATTGGCTAGCTGTTATCCCAGTTGAAATTGTACTTTGAGCTGTAACTGTTGATACCACAGCAGCAGCACCGGTTGACCAGTTAACAGACGCACCTGAAGCAATTTGTGCAAAACTTGGTTGGCCACCTTGTGCTTCTGTACTCAACGTTTCCCAAATAATGTCTGCAGGGTTAGTAGGATAGTTTTTAGGATTAAGTACCCCTTCAACAACAATACCACCTTCAATGGGTGTACCACCTGATTGTCCTTCTGATGTAACTTCTAGTTCTTGCAACAATAGCTGCGCACGATTTAAAAGTTCTCTTTCGCCTAAATCTCCAACAAGTGCGTTTGAAACACTTGGAGACAATCTAATTAAAAATGCTGTTTGTTTCGCAGTTGACACTTCTATCGCTGTTTCTGTATAAGAGAAAATATAACCACGGTCTTCGTCAAATCCGCCATCTGTTAGGAATGCACTACCCCAGTGGCTTATAAGCGGTGTAATAGTTTGTGATATTAATACAACACCAGTTCTTGCAGAGTGATTTGCAGCAAGTCCTGCTGTATATTGTCTATTTGCGCCGGCCTGAAAGTTTTCAAATGTTGCACCTCTAATTAATCCTGTTAATTGGTTAAGTGCGTCATTTTTTCCGGTAAAGTCAATAATCTCATTATCTATATATACTGTTCCATAACTAGGGAAAAAGCTTGTATCTTCTAGTGTCATTACTGTATCAGTATCATTCATAGCAGCAGCAAGTTTGCCTGAAGGTCCTTCGTTAGTAACTTCATAGCGCACAGGCAAGTTACCTGAACGCATAAATGCTTCTGTGTTTACGTTTGAGTTACGCATTCTGTGACAGAATACAAAGTTACCATCTGCACCACGTAGCATAAAGTCAATGAAACCAGCACCATACCAGCTGTACTGAATACCAATCATCTGCATCTTAGCAATATCAATATCGTACCCGCTTGGACCTGTTCCATCTAAACGATCTAGATTAAACTCATTTTGTTTCACTTTTTTATCAACTACTAAGTTAATCTTTGCACCTGTAATACCAATAACTCCTCTAAAGTCAGGAGTAACTGTACATTCAGTTTGACTATTTACGTGTGATACAACGTGTGTCATACCTTTGATAATAATCCTATCTCCAGCCTTGAGTTGATCTTCAAATCTTGTATTTGTACCTGTAATTAGATTGCTGTCAACACCTATTTTTACTGTTCCCGCTAACTGTCTGGTACCTGTACGTTGTACAACTGATATTTGTGTACCGTCGAATTCCCAGAAAATACCATTTTGATCATCAAATATACCAGAGCGTACTGTAGCGCCGTGCCAACTAACAACACTCATTTGCGACCCAAAACCTAGCACTGCCTCAGTTGCACCTAATCTGCGTTGAGCTCTGATTGTAAAAGTTCTTTCGTCAATTACATCAACAACTTCATAGTCAAATGTTGGAGGTACTGCTGTTTCAGGACCACTGTTGTATCCCGGTGTTTCAACACCTAGCAAGCGGACTATTCCTCCTGCTTGTACACCGTGATCGTTATCATCTGTTACAACAGTAATTAATGAACCAACTTCGACGTCTTCTGCTGTCAAACTGCGCAAATCGTAACTTGGTGCAAACAGAGCACCAGTTGTATACATAATACCTTTACCTGACTGGTAACGAATATACTTTTTACTCTGACGTATTGCTTGTGCACCGTGTTGCGGACCACCTGTACCTAACTGTACACCCCCGTCATACGGTCTATGAATAAAGAAACTGTCAGGACGAGGATACACTGTTCCAAGTATTGGATTAGCATTATTTGTGCCTGTGTCAATAAATCCTTCAGCTCTTGCTTGATATCGTAAACTATTCACAGTTGGCACATCTGTAACAAAGAACGACCCAGCACAAAGTGCGTGGTTATTAACACCATCGTCGGATCCTACAGACACAATAAAAGTGCCACCAGGAACAAGTCCGTGAGCACTAGTGAAGTCTATTTCTAATGTTGCTAATGATCCAAAATCAATATCTGTTAGCCTAGGCATATTCGCTGTAGAAGGTTCTGACATTTGGACTGTACAAATCAAATCAAAATTTGTTCCTCTAGAAGCTTCAATAAAGTCAGGAGTAAACGCAGTCACTCCTCCAGTACCGTCAACGCCAGATACTCTTATAGTTAAATCATTTAGTGGCGATATGCCTCCTAATGTATTACCAGAAACAATAATTCTATCTCCGATTTTGTAATCTTGGCCACTATTCGTTATAAGTATAGTTCCATATAATCCGTTATCTCTAACTAAACTAAATTCTGCATTAGTACCAACATTAGGATCATTTGCTCCAAAAACATCAATGTATATACCAATAGGTTCGTAGCCTGTTCCGCTTGATGCCACAGTTACAATTTCACCTTCAAGTAAGCTATTAACTCCTGTCACTGTAATTGTAACATCATTAGCAGGACTTTCTGCCCCGAATAATGTACCAGGTATATTAAGTTCTTGCCCTACATAGTAATTTTCGCCCCCGTTTACAAGATCAACTACATATATAGCGTCATTCTGACTTACATTAAATTCAGCGTCAGTTGGCGTTACATTGCTTCCTGGTTGTCCCTGAGACGTTGCACCATTATTCGTAACACCGCTCACTGTTGTTGCAGTGATTTCTCCATTAACACCTACATTATCAATTACAATAGTTACATCATTAGCTGGCGTTGCTCCGCCTACATCTGTACCTAGTACTGTAAAACTTTCTGTAGCAAGATAATTTACACCTGTGTTATTGAATGTCACTTCATAGTTTGTGCCATTTACTCTGACATTAAAATCGGCGTTAGTACCTGAAGCACTTGTTGTGCTGTATGATACGCTATTATATGTCGTATCTACATTAGGTGCAGTTCCAGCAAAACTTAGGCTTGTAATTGCACCGTTAGGGTCAACTGCATCAACACCTATTTTTAAAAACTGCAATGGATTAGCAGTTGAGGAAAATATAAATCCTTCAATCCTAATAACATCGCCTACTGCATATCCTGTACCTGCTTGACCAGATGATACTGTAACATTTGTAAAAATATTATTTAGAAATGTTACATCAAATGCAGCATCAGTTCCTGTGCCGCCTGTAAAAGTAGCTGATTGTGCAGGCAAGTATATATCGTTATTAAAGTGGGTTCCGCTTATTTCAACTCCGTTTGGAGCGATACTGTCAGCACTATCTAAAACTTCTATTACAGTAATTGTAGCATCGTTTTCTGGACTTGTCCCGCCTAAACTAGTTCCAGGAATAATAATTCTATCACCTACTTTATATCCTTCGCCGCCGTCGTTAGCTACAGCGTCTACAACATATGTAAAGGAAGAATCTACAGCAAAACTAATATCAAATTTTGCATTCTCACCGTCTGAAGTATCATTTACACCTGTAACTCCTGTATAAGTAGTTCTGTTACCTATTACTGGTTCAGTAAAGTTTCCACTAAATGTTATATCGTTGTTTGATATACTATCCACATAAATTGCGTAACCGTCACCTCTGTCTACCGCTAGATTCTCAACTACTCCGGCTATATTGCTTACTGTAACAGTATTATTTCCTGCCTGAACATCTCCTACAAGTGTTGGTGTTAAATATACGCCGCCGCCTTGTGATTGGTCAATAATACCAGTAACCTGTGAACCTAAAGGAATTTGTCCGCCTACTGTTTCTAAGGGTGAACCAATTTCAGGTGCATCGTCGTCATAAGGAATAATTGTGCTTCCTGATAAAACAGCAAGTTCAGTAGTCATTGTGCCCGAACTACCTTGACTTGCTACCGTCCAAGAAGCGCCGCCAATGTCCGCACCTGTATAAAACCCTGCTTCTCTTAGCTGTGTATATGTAGTAGACAGAATAGTGCCTTGAACTGTACCAACTTTAGATTTTGCATAATATGTAAATTCATTATTGGATGGTACTGTAACAATAACAAACGAACCTTCTGCTCTTGCAGCACCATTTACACTATCTTCAAGTGCTTTTATAGTAATCGGTGTACCTGGTAAAAACCCGTGCGGTGCAACAGTTTTGACTGTAATTAATGATTGACCTACACCTTGTGTTCCTACTGATGCATCAGTAGTGACTTCTAAAACAGCAGTATCTGTTCCCGGTACTTCATAAACTGAAGGATAACCTCTTAGTGTGCCAATTGCTGCCCATTTAGTAGGCTGTAAGCCGTATTCAAAGTCTGCGTCAAGCATAGACAAGGGTTGTGCAATACGATTACGTTCAATAGCATCTGTTCCAAAATCGTAAGGTCTAGTAGTAACAACACTTTTACCATTTTCTATACGTTCAACAAATACCTGTATTTCGTCGTCTGCACTGTGTGAACTTGTATCATAGTTCAATTCAATAAGTGTAACTGCATCTGTGGTTTGTAGATAAAAAGGAAAGTCATCATCAGCTTCATTATTATCCGTAATTACAACTTTAGCACCTGTTTGTACATTAGTAAAGTTATACATAACTTCACTTCTTGTAGAGTTAGTAATAAGCAAAAGTTCGTCTGAATTATAACGTCCTTGAATCTTTACATATCCTAATCCTAAATCGGCTGCATAAGGTTGGGCAGATAGTCCATTTTCTATAACATCGACAGTATTAAATGCAAGTGTATTAATTTTAGCTGGAGCTCCTGCTGTAATTGCGCCAGCTGTAGCACTTACAAATGTGTGCAAGCTCGTATCTGAACTTACTCCAACATTTACTGTAATAGTATTTGTTGTTGTAGCAGTAACTTTGACTGGTGAATAGTAATACTTGTCTTTGCCGTAATCGTTAGGAACACCGGACCCCCTAGGATATGGGTGCGTTGTTGCATTACCGTCTAGCGCACAAGTAAAAGTTAAACTACTTGGAGCAATATGAATTTCGTCGCCTACACTGATTGAATGGCTACCTAATGTTAATTCCATTACACCAGTTGATGGGTTATAGTTTGCGTCTAGCGGAGTATATGAAAGTGCTTGTACAGTTTTGGTTATATCTATGGTTTGTGATACTTCTGTATTTAATTTTGCATATACTGTATTTGTAAAAATATAATCGGTAATTAGAGTCCCAATAAATTCGTGTACATCTGTTTCGGGAGTCCTATCGCCATCAATTTGAGCAACATCTTGATCCCAATAATATTTTATTGTATTTCTAAGAGTATAATTTCCACCATATCTTAAGTCTTCTAAGTATGCATCAATTACATAACCAACATCTCTTTCGCATTTTTCTGCATTGTAAGTATACCCTACATAACCAACTTGTCCTTGATTAACTTTGTTTTGAATAAATGCATTTGCTTCTTTTTGTATGAAAGTTTTGTTAGAACTTAAAAGTGAGTACGCATCAGGAAATAAATTATCTAATCTTCCTAATCCTGGTTTGAATACATAATTTTTTATTTGTGTCTTCGCCATTACTTATAATCCAAATGCTATAGATAGTGCTAGTGCTGTACTATCAGTGTATTGTTTGTTTGTTATATCTTCGTCCGCCGTTGGTGTCGCAGTAACCTTTGCTGTGCTAAATGATGCAGCAGCTGGTGTAATTGCTCCAATTGTACTGTTATTTATTGTACTATCAATTATTGTTCCTGACAAGCCGGTTGAACCTATTTTAGATATTTCTTGTCCTTCTATTCGCAAAGATATTTCGTTTACTGCTTCTAATTCTAAGTTATTAGAGGATGCTAAACTTGTGATTCCTGTGCCGCCCACATTCAGTGATCCGCCGATATATAAATCTTTTTCAATTCCTAATCCGCCAGCTAAGGTTACTGAGCCAGTAGTAGGAGAGGTCGAATTTAAAACATCAGTTACACTTATTGTTCCAAATCTTCCTATTGGATCAACAACATTTATGACACCAAAATTTGTACGATTTGTATCTGTATAATACAGCGTATCTGGAGCATTCAAGGGTATACTAAATCTTAAAGTACCGTCGTTCTTTCCCTGAGCGTCAGATCCTGTTGATCCGTCACTGTGAGAGATGCCTGTGTTGTATAGATCAGAATCAATTTGGTTTCCTGAAACTATAAAAAAGTTTAGTACAGGAACATCAAGAGCAAACGTATATACTGATTGCCTAGCAACACTTATAGATGGATTTGTGCCCGCAGCTTCTGCTATAGAAAATGAGTTAGTTTGTGTGTCTACTGTGACAGTGAAATCAACAATAGTTACATCGTTATCGTCACCTGGAGTAGTTGCTGTGATAATACTATTTGCAATAATATTACCTTCTTCGTCTACAGTGAATCCTGGCCCTTTGAAACCATATTTTGATTCAAACGGTGAATTAATTACAGCCATTATTACTCTCCTATATGTTATTTATCAGACAATAGGAGGAGTAAGTGTATGAAAATATTGTCCTGTGAATATGGCTTTAGCACCAGTAAAGTTTGTTCCAAGCTCTGTATCTATAATCGGAGTAAGATTAACATCAACATAACTGTCGTTTACTGTTACTTCAACTTCTACAATGTCATTAAGAGTATTATTTCTTGCAAATACTACAACACTTGCTCTATCAATACTAGCAGTAACTAATGCTTTAAGTATTTCTTTGTTGTCTCTATCAAAGTCTACACTTATAGTATATTCAACCGTTGCAAAGTCGCCAACGTGCCATCGGTCTATGCGTGTAGAACCATAGATTTGTTTCCAGGGACCTTTATGACTTAATCCTGCGTTATTTCTAAATAATACTGTGTTTTTCATTCCTTTTGCTAGGAATTTTTTTAGATCTTGCATTATGATACCTTGCTATTGACACAGTATTTATCAGTTTTTTACAGTTATTAATTTTCCGTATTCGGGCAAGTAAAGATATTCTATTCTACTATTAAACAAAGTACGTACAGCATCATCTAGAGTTTCTACTAAAGGTTCACCACCTAAATTGAAACTGGTATTGAAAATAATTGGACAACCTGTGCGTTCTTTAAACGCTTTAATTATATTGTAGTAGTTTTCATTCTGTTCTTTATTCACTGTTTGTATGCGACAAGTTCCATCTACGTGAATTATAGCAGGTATTTTTTCTTCAACACCAGGTTGACAATTTACAGCATACATCATTGTAGGCGACGACTTCATACCACGTAGATCAAACCATTCGTGTACATCTTCTTCTAGAATCGATCCTGCAAACGGACGAAAGTACTCTCGACGTTTGACTTCGTTTACAAAATCCTTGCCATTAGGATCTGTTGGATCATACATAATACTTCTGTTACCTAAAGCTCTTGGGCCGTTTTCACTTTTACCTTGAAACAGTGTAACGATATTTCTATCAACCATTAAATTAATTATATCGTCTTGTGAGGCATCGACTATATCGGCATTATACTTTTTCACAACACTTTCGATTTCAGAATCAGTATAATAGTATGCAGGACCGTAGTAAACTGTTTCTGCTTGTGGTTTAACTGTAGTATCACCGGTAGTATTGTGATGCCAAAGTAAAGCTGCACCCATTGCCGTGCCTGCATCATTAGAAACAGGCTCTACATAAATTTCAATTCCTTCGTCTTTTAATTCGTTGAGGTAATAATAATTTGCTACACAATTTAATCCATAGCCGCCGCTTATAACAACTTTTTTACAATCACTTAGTTCGACAGCGTGTCTAATTAAATCTGCTACTGCTTTTTGTGATTCTGTTTGTACAGCATACGCCATATCTCTTCTATTATCTAAAGTGGTTATGTCATCTGCTTCATAGTTTTGTAAGTACTTGTACATATTTGCATTTACAACAGCACCGTTAGGATATCTTGGTAGTATTAAATTTCTATTTGTTGTAGGAACTATACAATCATTATCCTCTATAATTTCAGGAAATTGGTCATTAGGTTTTCCGTACGGAAATAGTCCCATAGTTTTACCTGCTTCGATACTGCTCCAACCACAATATTCTGTTACTGCTTCGTATGCTTTTACAATACCTGCTTTGTCTGATAAGGACAAATTAAATTTTGCGTCCGGTTCCCACTCCCCGCCACCAAAATCCGGAAGATAAACATTAACCAGCATATTTCTTGCACCCATTGTTTTGTGCAGTGTTTCAATATTAGCAGGATATGTGCATTTGTAAATACTTTCAGTTTCATATACAGTCATACTTTCGTCTCCTATTGTAAGAGGAAAGAAAGTTCCTGCTCCGTCAACAATTACTGCAACTGCTTCTTCAAAACCACTATTATAAAAAGCAAGTCCGGCGTGTAACTTATGATGGAACATTGCCATATCAATCACTTGCGGGTGACCGTCATCTGAATGAGGTAAATCTTCGATTAAACCTATTTTTCTAGCAAGGCCGGTGTAAATATCTTCACCGGTATAATCAAGTTGTCCTGCACCATTAAGTGGTGTAGTATGTGCAACAACCAAATAATCAATTTTATCTGTATACTCTTTAATTGCAAGAATAGATGCTAGAGGTCCACCGTCGTACTTTTTTCTTGTAAGTCGTTCTTCTTCTATACTAAAAACTATTTCGCCATCTTTTAGAAGACAAACTCCTGCGTTATGTCCTCTTGCAATGCCTGCTATCCAAACTGGACTATTTTTCATATTTAATAACCTCTATATGTTTTATCAAAATTGCTTAATTCTCTATACAACACATCACCATACATTTGTAAATCGTCTATGTTTTGTTTTAATGCATCGCACGTATTAACACAATCTTTTTGTTCTAACGTTAATTTAGAATTATCTATATTCAAACTTGGTTTTAATACATTATATAACCAATCTATACCTAGAGCAGGTGACGGATGTGGATCTATAAAATCTTTCCATTCATATAACAGATCTTGACTTTTCCAACAATATAATCCTATTGGCTCTACCCAATTTTTATTGTCTAATATTTTTTTGTATGGTAAAAAATCTAAATCTTGCCATAAATTAATATTACTATTTTTTACCTCTCCGTAATTGGCGGGGATAGTATAGTCTGAACCTAGTTTTGCAAAGTCCCCTATTGTTGTCATTTTCCAATTACAATCTGTAGTTTCTAATAGCTTTATTGTACTATAGATTGCATTCAATGTCAACATTACATAAGATTTTTCATCAAAAAAATTATCAATCCATTTTTTATCATAAAGATCTTTATTAATATATGAAAATAATCCGCCTTTCGTTTTCCAATTATATTCAATATCTCTGCCTTTTGGAGGTTGTCTAAACATATGATAATCATTACGTAAATGACTAGTCCATTGAACTATAACAATATCATCTTTTGTAAAATTATTTTTTAAATTACATTCTGCAACTCTATTTGATATTGCAACATTTCCTATACCGGGTATACCCCAATTTTCAAATTGATCAAATTCTAATCCAAATAAATCTGCATAAGAAGGCCAGGCATAGTTAGTAAAACTACAGCCAAATGTAAAAAGTCTTTCCATTATTTTAAAGCAGTCTTTACCTCTTTTACAATTACATCTTCTACCTTTTCATTCATTGCCATTACCCCTTCGTTCTGTCTATCAACATATTCATCTACTGTAATTCTTATAGGAGAGTATATTCTTACACCTTCTCCCATATCTAGTATTTTGAACTTTTCCTCATTCGGATAAGAAACATTTTGTTCAAACGTACTTCCTAATACCACAGTAGCATTTTTTTCAAATGAGTATGCAATATGCTGACCTACACTATCACAACCTAAAAAATGATCTGCTTGAGCAATAATTGCACTCCATTCTCTTAGTCCAATACCTTGGGGTATAGCAATAGGTTCTGTAATTCCGTGTTTTTGAAATTCAAATGCAATTTCGCCCATATATACAACAGCAAAATCTTTTGTAAGTTTTTTAACTAGACTTAATACATTTTCTGGTTCGAAACTTCTGCCACTAAAATCAGTTATCATACCATTTTCGTTAAACACTCCGCGGCCAAAAGGTTGAAATACAATTACTTTATCTTTTTTTGTTTTTTCTTTAACGTCTTTTATAACTTGAGCTCCAGCAATTTTTTCTTGTTTGCTTAAAACTATTTTTGGTCTAGGTAAATCTCTTATACCTTTATCATTGATAGCAATATCATATGCTTCTGCTAAACTTGCTTTTTGATTATAGTATTCCCAAACACGGTATGGCTCAGGACTAACTAGATCCATATCTTTCAATTTGTCTTCAAACAAATTTTTATGCCAAACATCATATGCCTTTGCGTGTAGCAAAGGATGTCCTTTATAAAAGTCGGTGCCGCCCTCGCATACAATAATAAAATTGTTATCTGGGTTTTCTTCAGCAAATTTTTCTAAAGCAGGTATTGAACAAACTACTCTTCCTGCACCACCGTTTATAAAAAAAGCTTTATCTCTTGACATATTTTAAAATCCTATCTAAGTAATGTACGCACTTATTTATAGGTGATTTTTATTTGGTGTAGTCAAAGTGAAAGGCGCTCAAGGCGCCCTTCTATTAAAGTATAAATTAGTAATTATATATCTAAATTGTCTATAGCGTTATTTCTAAAATCAGGAGAGCCTGCACCTTCTGCTGGATTTCTCAGCACATTAATCTTCCAAGGTTGAACAAGCTTTAATTTAGACATATTCAATTGCGCACCTGTTCCTGTAGAACTAGTTGTATAAAACACATTGTTGTACGTGCCAGCATCTGTATGATATGTGTGAGCATAAGACGGTGTTGATTTTTTCATCGCTGTAATTGCTCCACTTTCATCTACTGCTGTCACAGTCATAAGTATGTCTGGTGCAGACGTACCATTTTTGAATACAGGATCACTAATAAGCAATCTATCATCTACACTGTAGCCTGAGCCGCCATTACCAATACTAATTGTCCATCCACATCCGTATAGTTCTGGAAACTGTCTTAGATATCTTTTGTACTTTGCTTGTTTTGCATATACTGCTTCTGGCATATCTTCGGACGTGTTTTTATCTGAAATTTCTAACAAATGATTTCTACGTTCTAACAATGCGTCCCACGTATCTATAGGTGCCTTCCAGGCAAATGGTTTGACCCATTCTTGTGCGCCAGGATTGTATGTTATTTCATTTTTTTCGTATACGTGATCAGGTAACATAGGATTGTTACGACGATATGGTAAAGGACTGTTTGGAATAATTTCTTCTATTTCTTCTACCGATTCAACATCTATTCCGCCCATATCGTTGATAATAGCACAAAGTAGTGTATCTTCGTTACAGTCAACTTCAACAGCATACTCATCACTAGTTCCGTCGTTAAACTGTCCGTTATTCCAAACTTCTTCTGTAATGCAAGACCCAGTAACTTTATTTGTTTCTTTGTATACCATTACATATTTTTTTGCAGGACCATTGTATGTTAATGTTCCTGTATTATTTTGTTCGTTAGTTTGAGAATACTGATCGTCTGTAACCGGATAAGTAAATTCTTTTGAAATATTTTCCATATTAAAATCCTATTTAATAATAAACCACATATACTAGTCCGCCACCACCTGGCTCACCTCCACAACACTTCGAGTCATATTGTTGTGCAGAGTTTCCACCTGATCCCGGAAACGGAGCGTTACCGTACGCACAAGTACAACCGGCGTGCCAGCTTCTACATCCGCCCGGCCCTATTCTAAATCCACCAGCAGTAAATGGCGCTGTAGCTGTTGCACTGTGAGCTTGGTCATAGCAATACTGTGTAGGATGGGCTCTTCCGTGTGTGCCCGGAACACAAAAATCAAATGTTCCATTTGTTCGTCCGCCACAACACCAACACATTGAACAGCAACCGTAACAGTTTTGGAAGTAAAAACATCTTCTGTAAGTGCCGAACTGTGCTTGACCTCCACACACTCTTGCTAGCCAGGTGCTACTGCCGCCGCCGCCTTGGTTACAAACGTGTGAACAACATCCGCAACATCCATATTCTGAACTTGGGTCTGTACATTTGCCGCTACCAGCAGCACAAATTTGTATATTATCCCCAGGGCATACATTGATGCCTTTTATGGCATATCCTCCAGACGATGAGCCGCCACCTTGTTGACAACAGCAAACACCCGGTCCGGATCCGCCACCACTCCAAATTTCAAACACTGCATAGCTTACACCTGCTGGTACTGTCCATAAACAACAACGACCACCATTTTCCCAGTTACGAGTGCTTGTATTATAAACCATAAACTCATTAGGCTCAATGGTTTCTCCTGCTTGGTATCCAAATAAATAATCTCTTAAACTTATAGCCATATCGTATTCCTTAACTCGCTACCGGATAATATATTGTTACCAATCCGCCTGCGCCATATTGTCCGCAGTATAATGTGTTATCGTGACTTACAGCACTTGCTCCACCGCCACCTGGCCAATGTGGATCTCCACCTAGTAGTGTACCGCAACCCTGACGACAGTAGCTCATTGTTCCTCTGTTGCCTCCTGGTGTAAATGGTGCGCTTGGCATAAATCCAAATGCGTTTTGAGAACAAAAGCTATTTGCTTTTGCACTACCTGACATTCCGCAAAGTCCCATACCGCCTGACCAGCTGCCGCAAGCAAATCCTGAGCATCCTTGACAATTACAACCAATCATAAAGTAACAGCGTGTGCCGCCTTGGCCGCCACCGCTTGCACAAGCAATTACCGAACCACCGTTAACTGCCACAAAACTAGGATTGCCCATACAACCGCAACAGTAACTCTGTGAACATCCTGTAGTTCCTGCTGCACATATTGTATATTGTGCGCCTTCAGTAACACCTTTTTCAAATTTTCTAGCATAAGAGCCTGAACCGCCAGGCCAGCCAGCTCTACAGCAGCACGTTCCTGCGCCGCCTCCGCCGCCGCCCCACATTTCAACAGCAAACCAATTTACACCTGCAGGCACTGTCCATAAGCAGCAAAACCCGCCATTGTTTTGTGTAGTTTTGTTTGAGTTAAAAACGTGAAATTCAGTAAAAGCAACCGAACCTGCTCCACCTTCTCCAACCTGTAGTAGATCTCTTAAACCGGCCATTTATTCGCTCCCTGGTTCTCTTGGCATTTCTACCTTCCACGCTGCAATTTCATCTGCTGTGCCATAACCGAATGTAGCAGGTAAATCTCTTAATTTTTGTCTATAATCAATCCACGGTTGCTTGATTTCATCTGGCATATCTGGCGATATTTTTCCGTCACTGCCTTCTAACGCACCGTTTCTTCCGTTAAGCACATCTTCCCAAGTAAAAGGTTCACCTTTCATTGGTCCTAATGTCCAGCTTGAGCCGTCGTGTACTAATTCGTCTTTATTATATGTTTGACTTAATCTAGCTACTGCTTCAAACTCTATAACTGTACCGTCTGGTAAAGTTTCTTGTGTAACTGACTCGTCTGCGTATGTAACTTTATCTTCGCATATGATTCCCATAATCACAGGATCATCAGCAGCTACTACTTCTACTCGTCTATGGTTTACTGGTACAGGTACTTCTGCACCATCTTCCATTGAAGTCAATACAGGTTGTATTTGACTGAATAATCCAGTATCTTCGTGTACAAATATCCAAACTCTGTCTGGTCCTGTGTAAGTTGCTGATGCTGTTCGTCCTGCATCTGTGGTAGATGCATACAACTCGTCAGCAATATTGTACGTAAAGTTTACTGTTGTTTCTGTAATTGGTGTTGGCATCTTTTTCTTTCCTTTAAGTATATGAAACTTTTATCATTCCACTAGCACCGTGTTGTCCGTAACAACGTCCGTCACCGCAGGCTCTACCTGTTGATCCAGCGCCTGCTGGATTACTAGGAGGTGAACACATATAGTAAACGCCCGATCCTGATGGTTCTTTTGCGCAGTATTGTGCAGTTTGTCTATCTGCTTGGAATCCCCCGGATACCCAGGTTGATATGTCACTTCTGCAATAACAATTTATGTAACTGATATTTCCTGTTCCGTCCATTACAACATCGCCTAAGCCTGTTCCTGAAAGTAATCCCCAGCAACATATATATCCGTAACAAAACCCGCCTCTTGTCATATCAGAGCAGCCGCCGTTCCCGCCAAGGGCACATCCTATTGTTCCGCTTGTTTGTATATCAACAACATAACTTGGTTGCGCTCTTGAACTTATTCCGCAACATCCGTTACAACCGCTTGATCCGCCTGCACAAAGTCTGTATTGACATCCTTCAGCTGTAGCGATAGAAATTTTTGCATATGAACCGCCTGTTGGCATTGTGCCAGCACGTTCACAACATCTAGCTCCCTGACCTATGCCGCCTGATCCCCACATTTCAAATGTAACTCTAGATGTGCCTGCAGGCACTGTCCAAAGGCAGCAACAACCTCCGCTGTTTGCTCCATTATCATTTAATCTGTGAACATAGAAAATTCTATTAGGATTTCCTATTGATGGCGGTGATTGATCTGAAAGTAGTGTACGTAAACTTGGCATCTTATGTTCCTGAAATTATCCATCCATATGTAGCGCCAGTGTAAATTAAAATTGGTGCTGAGTTGTTAATATCTATACTCAAATCATCTGCTGCGCCTTGGATATTTGCTCCGTTTCTACCAACAGTAATTGCTGATGAACCTGCATTTCCTCCTACGTCAACAATTTGAACAGTATCTCCTTCTTGTAGTGCTCCGCCATCTGCTGTAGTATTTGGTAGAGTAACAGTAATGCCTCCGGCAGTACAAAGTACTCTATCATTAACACTTGCGCTATAGCTTACACCGGTAGAAACTGTACTAGTTGAGTATGTTAAAGTGTTTGTAATGTATCTTCCCATAACAGTTTGTCCTTTATTAATGTATTTATGCAGATGTCTCAATTCCAAAGGCAACGCAACTTACGTTACCTTGAGAGGAATATATGACAATCTTTTGTGTTGCAGCAAGCACTATACCAGTTCTTTCTAGTACGTTTTTGGGTAATAGTTCTGTTTGATATTCTATATACTCGCCGTTTGTCGGTGTCGCTAAATCTGCAATTGCTAAATTAACAGTAGTAGGCTGGCTACCCCTGTTAACAATGTTAACACTCGCCACAGTATATGTTTCTGCTGGGCAAGTATAGACAGTTGTATTAGTTGCTGCAGAAATATCTTCACCTGCTAGTCTACCTGTGGCCATTTTTATATGTCTCCATTATTGTTGTAAAAAGTAATTCAACGCAACAGGATCACCTGAGATTCCGCCGGTATAATTTACTTTCTGTAATATATTTATCTGAACACCAGTTGTAGTTGTAATTTCTTGTCCTGAAATAAACACACTACCAGCTGTAATACTGTTGACGTTCAATTCGCCTGCACCGCCACCTATCTGTGAAGCGATGTATGTTTTAATTGCCTTTTGTGTAGGTACAATGTTATCACTGTTAGCAGTAAATGTACCATCTACGCTAAATTCAGTAATTGTTGCACCTGTGCCGCCTAATTCTAATTGTCCTAGTGTAAGTTCTTGTAGTCCTGAAATATTGAATGCATCTGCATTTAGAGTTGCAATACCAGTTGACTGTTCAACGTTAAACAATCTGCCCACTCTAAAGTTACCATCTTGGTCAGTGGATGTGTAGAACACTCTGCCCCCACCGCCAACAACAACCTCATATTCTGCATCAGGAGCATTTGCTGGTGAGTTAGGATAGTTTGTATCAGCAAAGTTACCAGTACCGATATCTAGGAAATCGTGTCCTGTCAAACGTACTTGAGAATAACGTATTCTCATCTCAATCGCTTCAGCGTGTTCAGGAGCTTCTGTCACTGTTAAATCTGGTGATAGTTGAAGTTGTGCTGTATAAGGACCTGTGCCTTCTAAATCTCTCACAGTAACCAATTTAAAGTATTGATTAGGCAAGCCGCTAAATGTAATATTGGAGCCTGCCTTGGGTTCCTCTGACAAACCTTCTACTCTTATTAAGTTTCCTGGTTGATATCTATCCATAAAGCCGTCACCGACAACTTCAGCAGTTGCAGTAGCCATTGCAGTGCCTCTACTTGTCCAAGTTGGCTGGCCTAGTACACCATCTGCAATTCTAACTTCGTGAGGCACATCTACAGTATTGTTTGGATCTACAATTGTCATATTAGGAGCAGTCACATAACCTGTTCCTGAATCCCAAATTGTAATAATTACAATTTTACCATCTTCTACTATAGCTCTTCCTTTAGCAGTATCAGCATATAGCCCGCTTCCTGGAGCATCAAAATCTACATATGGTTCAATACTATAGTTTGTGCTATCATCAAGTGTTGCTTCAATAGCTGCACCTGTTAGGTGGTCCCAACCTGCTGTACCGTCGCTTGCTTTTACAATCGTTGCAACTTTTGTACCAGAGTTATATGTATCAATTATACCATACTGTCCTGCACCACGTCCTGCTGTCAAATAAATTGCCATTCCTATATACTGACTACTAAGTCTAGAATCAGTGTTAGATAAAGTAATTTGTGTATTCGTACCAACCTGAGCAACATTTTCGGAACTTATGTAATCTGCGCCACCAAAATCTTCGTTAGGATCAGTAAGCCTAACTTCAAATACACCGCCATTTGATATATTTGCGTTTGCAACTGATGCACCAAAGCCTTCACCTGTTACTGTAAATCTTGTAGCATCTCCGACAGTTGCAACATCAAATGTTAGATCTGCACCTCCACCGTTGCCTAGTTGCGCATCAGTAACTGTAATTGTATCTGTAGCAACGTGTCCGCTGCCTCCTTTTAAAATTTGGATTGTTGCGCCGCCTACATCATCAACAATAATTCTAAACTCTTGTCCTGTGCCTGCGCCTGAACTAGTGCCTGCTACTGTGTATGTGCCGGTTGTTCTATTACTATCTGCTACACCTATATTGTTTACAGTAATAATTGCGTCAGTTGCAGTTGTGTAGGCTTGTCCTGCATTCAAATATTCTAATGTTAGTATTTCATTACCGTCAGTAAATACTCTTTGTATTGTTGCATCAAAGTTTCTGTTTGTAACAGTACCAGTTACTGGCACTTCGGTTATATCTACACCTTCAGCAACAGTACCAAATGCACCGTAGGACGAGTTACCATTTGTAGCACGTATCTTGCCGCCGTTTTCTGCAAGGTAACCAATGTGTGCATAGTATGAGAACACGGAAACAAGTTCTGTTCTACCTAAGTTTGTACACCATACACCAATGCCATCACTTACAAGTTGTGTAAAGTCGTTTGCAACAATAGAATCGTTGCCGCCATCGTGTAAATCACCGTCAATTTTACATCCAACGCACCCTGTGCCGAATGTTGTAACATTTTGCACATAAGGTGATTTGTTTATAATCCACGCATCAATGTGGGCAGGTCCCCAACCTGGATCAAGGCTAACAAAAGCACCTGCTGTAGGACGTTTAGTACCGTAACCGTTAATAGTCCCTAATGTACCAGTAAGTCCTAATACAGTACAGTTTCTTAAGCCTGTGCCATTTCTCATATAGAACATATCTTCAGTTAGGCTACCGTCAACTGCATTTGAATAATAACGTGCATATAGTAAAGATTTATAGTTACCTGTATAGATCAAATCGTGTTTAATAGCATCGATATATCTATGAATGTCTCTTTCACACTTAGCAACATTATAAGTATACGCAGGATATGTTGCTGCAATATAAGCTGTTACTTCTGCAACTAAAAATGCTCTATTTGCTTCTAAAACTTCTACAGCATAGGTATAATCTGTTGTGGTGTTAGGAGTATTTGATCCTGTCGAAGCAGGTACAGTAGAATCTCCTGTGACACCGTTTGCCCTATAATCTATGTAATCATAAATTTGTTGCCAAAGTTCGGCTGCATCTGTGCCAGCCTGAGCAGAACCTGCTGGACGAGTTGTATCTTGTGATTCAGCATTGCCTGCACTTGCTGTTACTGCAACATTAGTTACAACATCGCTTGTAATTGATTGCAGCCTTGAAATAGCATCTAGTGTATACGGAGTATCTGCACTGTCGACTAAAACTCCTGCTGGTTTAATTCTAGTTGAACGTAATTCGTCTCCTATTACTGCTGTATTTTCAGGAATAATTATTGGAAGGACTTCTTCAAATTCTCCTGTTTTTACAAAAATTGAATTCTGTGGTTTACGCTCTGCCGGAATTCCTGCGGTTGTGCCTGCTGAAATTGCATCAGTTATTATGTTAACTAATGTTTCTAAAGTTGCTTGTGCGTCTGCTTCTTCTGTTAATGAACTATCTTGTACTTGAGCTATAGTTCCATATTTGGTTCCTGTGTCAGTACCTATTAACAAATCTGATAATATAGCATCTGCAAGAGTTTTAATATAATTTAAACCGTCCGCAGTTTCAGCAGCATTATCTGCAAGATAAGTTACACCGTCTGTATCAAAATATGATACTGCTGCATCTCTTGAACGCTCGTTACCACCGTGTGATAAATCCCAAATTAATGCATCAACAACTTGACCAGCATCTCTACGACATTTAACTTTATCATATAACCCTACTAGTGCAGGATATGTTGCGTCAATATATTCTACAACTTCTTCTTGTATAAATGCTCTGTTTTTCTCTAGTAATTTTTTAGAGTTGTACCTAAGAGCACCTGCTTGTACTTGTTCAGTTGCATAACGAATTGTTTTAAAAGGTCTGTCTAGTGTAACTCCGTAACTAGGAGCAGGTTCGTCTACGCCGCCGCTGCCTTCTACATAAAATACATTGTTGATAGCACCAAAGTTAGTCCATTCAGGAGCAGTTGCAGTATCGTTTACTTTTAATACTTGACCCGGTTGTCCTATTCCTAATCTTACAGGTCCTGCGCCGCCATAATAAACTATGTCACCTTCTGTAGTAAGGTTACCTGATTCAGCACCAGCTGTCAGCAAATTCCAATTGATACCTGTGACATCCTGATCTGGTCTATTTTGTGTAACAGTCTCGTCAGCAGTGTGTGCATATACACAAACATAAGTGTTTACACCGTGTTGTACAGAATCGCCCGCGTCGTAGAAAGTACCGTCTGCCCACGTACCTTTCCATTCAAAGCCTTCGTTTAATCTTTCCCAATAAGTTGTCCACGTTGGATAATTGTCTGTATCGCCAGGTCTTTGAGCTGTGTGTTTTAGAATACACAAATAAGTATAACCGCCTAAACGAACAACATCACCTTCAATATACTCACGATTGGTACTATCATCGTCCCAGTCGCCTATAAATTTAAATCCTGTTGTATATAAGTCCCAATCGTCTATATTGTCGCTAGGTTTCTTTGCCTGGTTATTTGTAATTGCAATATATGAATAACCTCCATATGTAACAAAATCTCCTGGTTGATATGCTTTACCAACAGCCCAGGTATCTTCAAATTCTAGAGATTCAACAAATTGTGCCCAGTTAGATTCGTCTGCTGCTAAATTTGTGCTTCCTGCTGTGTGGTAAGTTGTACAAATCCAAAGTCCGCCGCCGTATTTCACAACGTCATTAATTCTGTACCTTGTACCAGCAGTCCAATTTGATCTATATTCTATTCCTTTGTGTAGATAATCCCACTTTGATTGATCAGTTTCAAGGCCGTCTGCAACTGTTGCAGCACTAGTATGTCCTTGATTGGCAACGTATAAAGTTCCGCCGTATCTGACAACATCATTTACTCTATATCTTGTTCCTGGTAACCAATCATTTGTCCAGTAAAATCCTTCTGAGAAAATATCCCATTTGGCTTGATCTACTTCCAAACCGTCTGCAAGAGTACCAGCACTTGTATGCTCTTCAGTACAGATAAAGATTGTACCGTTGTATTTTACAATGTCGTTTATTTTATATCGTGTTGCTATTGCCCAATCAGTTTTATAATCAAAACCTTCTGCAAATAAATCCCATTTTGTTTGGTCTAGTTCTAACCCATCTGTAAGATTTGCAGCAGAAGTGTGTGCTTCGTTGGCAATATAAAGGTATCCACCGTATTTTACAATGTCATTTACTTTATAGTATGTGTCTGTTGTCCAGTCGGATTTCCAATCTGTACCATCTGTAATTTTATTCCAATAGTCAGCTTGGTCAGTTGTAAATAAAGCAGGAGCAGTATGACCTGCAATACACACAAACGTATTACCACCATTACGGACTATATCATCCTTGTAGTAGACTGTAGAAGCGGCCCAGTCGCCCTTCCATATAAATCTAATTCTACCTAACTTAAACTCTGCCATTTAAAAACTCCGCTTCTATAATGTATTTATGCATTTCTTAAATTCCAAATAATTGCAGTGCAAGATAATCACCATCTACGCCGCCACCTGTTTGATTAACTAGTACAGGGATATTAATTTGGTTATCTGATGTAGTAGTAATATAACTTGCACTTACTTTAACTTGTCCCGCAATCAAAGTATTTGTCAACGCATCTGAACCACCGCTTGAAATTCTACTTTCTAAGTATTTTATAATCGCTGCTTGTGTTGGAACAATGTTATTAGAGTTTGCAACAAATGTGCCATCTTTAGAAAATTCTCTAATAACAACCTGAGATCCGCCTACTACAACTCCACCTAGAGAAAGTTCGCTTAAACCATTTAATTCAAATAAGTCTGCATTAACTGTAACGCTACCTGTTGCTTGTTCTACTTCGAACAATTCACCTACTCTAAAGTTACCATCTTGATCTGTTGATGTATAGAATACTCTGCCACCACCATTATCTACAGTTTCATTAAATGGCTGTGGCTCATTTAAAGAGTCAACACCTTCGAGATACAAATCAGGATATCTTGTGGTATTAGTATTTCCTGTTCCGATGTCAAGGAAGTCGTGACCAGTCAATCTAATCTGACTATACTTTTCTCTAAGTATCACACTTTCTTCGTGTGCCGGGGATTCAAGATCTCCTATTGTTGGACTAATATTAATTTCAATACTATAAGGACCAGTTCCTGTAGTACTAATAACTTTGGTTAATCTATATGTTACATCATCGATTCCATTAATCACAACGTTTGCACCAGGGCCAGGAATAACGGAAACATTTTTCAAGAATAATGTTCTTCCAGTTTGGAATATATCTGCATATCCAGGACCCGATACTGTTCCAGTAGCCGATACATATGCGTTACCTCTATTAGTAAATACAGGTTGCGCAAGCACTCCGTCTCTTACAAATGCTTCATATAATGCTTCGGCTGTGTTATCAGGATCATAAAATATAACATCAGGCGCACTATCATATCCTCCGCCTGGATCGTACATTTTTACACTAGTAACCCTGCTGCTTTCTACAATTGCTCTTGCAATTGCTTGTGCACCTGATTCTATTTCAATAACACTTGTGTAATTAAATGCTGGTGCAACCCAAATTTCTGTGTTGCTAACTCCAAATGCGTATGATTGAGTAGTGCCGATAGAATACTGTGTGCTATCTTCTGCAAACCATTGCCAGGCCCAACCGTCTTGGCTTTTGACTACGTGGGAACCGCTAGTAGATTCAGAGAATGCTAAAAATTCTCCGTTTCTATAAATTACTCTACTTGTATAATAAGTAGGTAAAGTAGCAATATGATTATCACTTGTGTACCAAGTAACTCCGTCAAAACTGTATGCAGCTTGCGCTTCGTATGATGTAGGGGCATTTGTATTATCTGCCCCTACTGCTACATATCTTCCATTGCCATATGCAATATCTAGCCAATTAGGTTGATTCAAAATACTAATGTTATTTGTTTCAGACCAAGTTATCCCATCAAGACTAATTGCAGTCACGCTATCTGCTTTGATAGCTACAAATCCTTTTGATCCGTGTGTAACCGAAGTCCAAGGTGTACCTCCGACATTTGTAAATGTTGTGTAACTTTGGCTGGATCCGTCTTGGTTACATTTAGTTGCTCCTTGTTCCCAAACAGCAACAATTGTGCCATTTTTATCTGTAGTAATTGCTGACCATTGATTATTATGATTATCTAAGGTCCAATTAGCCCAGGTGTTTGTTTGAGCTTGATATCGATAAACTGTACTAGATCCTGAATGTAAAAAATATGCATAATCGTTATCACTTGTAGAAAGTAATCCGCTGCCTACACTATCTCCTGTACCTGTCAAATCTAGTGCTGTAATAGTAAAGGTTTGTCCGTCATTACTAAAAGCAGCATCTCCATTTGTATTAATAGCAATCCAAGTACCATTATCAAAAGGAGCACTTGCACCGTAATTTTCTATCCATTCAATACTACTAATATAATCGTTGCCTGCGCCTGCAGTAAATCCTTCAGGATAATTTTTTGTAATATTAGGTTGTATACTTACAAGCGGCGCCTCTATTTCAACCCTTGGTTCTAAACTATATCTAGTTGTTGTATCTAGTGTACTAACAATCGGTCTACCTGGATCTAAATTTTGCCAACCGGCTGTGCCATTGTATTCTTTTGAAATAATGGCTACCTTTGTTGCTGCATTGTATCCTGTAATGTAGCCATATTGTCCAACTCCTGCACCTGAAACAATAACGATTCTCATTCCTATATATTTTTCGGGTGTTCCGGTTTCGTCTGCTGCTGCAAGTGTAATACTAAATTCATTGCCGCCTTGTGCATTGTTAAGCAAGTACTGATAATTAAGACCGCCGGGTATACTACTATCAGCTTCACCTAAAATTCTAATATTAGATACACCTTTAGATCTTACTTCGTCATAAACTGCTGCGGCGCCTGCTCCTGTCCCAGTAAATTGAATCTGTGCGTCTGGTGCGCCTGTTCCAGAGTTAAAATAGTGTCCGCCTAAGTTATCGTACTCTAGTGCAATAATTTCGTTACCATTTGTTATCACTCTCGAGACAGGTGCTTCTTTAGTTTGATTATCTATTTGTGCTGAAATAGGAATTTCAGTTGCATCAACACCTTCAGCTACTGATCCATATAAGCCATAGGAGTTGTTACCATTTGTTGCACGTACAACTCCGCCGTCTTCAGCAAGATACCCAATATGACAAAAATATGTAAACACTGATACAAGTTCCGAACGTCCACCATCTTTTGCCCAATAACCTATACCGTCACTTAAAACTTGGGTAAAGTCGTTTGCTACTACTGATCTGTTTCCGCCGTTATGTAACGATCCATCAACCTTGAGTCCTATACACGCAGTTCCAAATGTTGTAACATTTTGTACATAGCAAGATTTGTTTATAATCCAAACACTTTGATCGTCAGGACCTGATCCAGGATCTAAACTTACAAATGCACCGGCTGTGGGGCGTCTTGTAAAATATTGGTTAGGATCACCAAGTGTACCGCTTAATCCTTGTAGTGTCATATTTCTTATACCACTACCATTGTTAACAAAGAACATATTTTCTTCTTCATAACCAGGTGCAGGTTGTATCACAGTTCCACGTAATTCATCACCAACTAGCGCACAGTTTCTTGGCAATTTCATTGGTGTAATTTCATCATATATTCCAGTTTTAACAAATACAGTTGTATTAGGATATGTATCTATTGTGACTGGCATAACTATGTCATCATTGCCAACTTGAGCGTATGTAACAGTTTCTGCACTAAGAGTATCTGCTATAGAATTTAAATAATTTACTAGTTCTAAGTATCTTATTGTTTCTTCAGTTGTTGCTCCTGCTACAAATAATTGTCTTTCTATTGCAGGTATAGCATCAGCAGTGTCTATTCCTACATTGCTATCTAAATCACCGTAGGCTGTGCCTGTTCTCGGATTAGTTGTATTAAGTGCAGCTGATAGAGTTGGAGCTTCTGCTGCTAAGGTTCCTAAAAAATCATTTAAAATTGCTGTTGATATTACTGTTACAAATCCGCCGGTTGCATTAGTATATCTTGTAGGATTGTATTTTACTTCACCTAGATTATTATATATGTAATCAAGTGCATACTTTACTGTTCTAAATGGTGCACTAATTGTTCTGCCGTTTCCTGGGCCGTCAGTGCCGTCTACACTTACATAAAATGTGTTAGGTACTTCTTCAAAAGCATCCCAGGTTAATGCACTTGAATTGCTAACTTTCAATGCGTTACCAGGAGTTCCAATTGCTAACCTAAGTGTTTCAGAACCGTCGTGAGTTTTAATATCACCTATTGTTGTTAATACATTTGTATCTTTGCCTTGAAGTAATACTCTCCAATAATTTTCGTTTGTATTTTCTATATCTAAATCAGGTCTAGTATCACTTTCTGTACCAGTATGACGTTGTATACAAATATACAATGTACCTGCATATGTAACAATGTCGCCTAGATAATAAACTGTGTCGTCTATCCAAGTATTTCTAAACTGTCTACCTGTTACTAAAACTCTCCAGATTGTATCGTCACTATCAGGAAATGTTCCTGAATTGTCTGTAATTGCTTCCCATAAATAACCGCTATTTCTAACAACGTCTCCGGTAAGATAATTTACGTCAGATGCCCATTCTCCTATAAATCTATAACCTTGTGTGGCTAATTCCCAATCACCTTGATTTTGAAGTAATCCATTCACACTAGGAACTGATCCTACATTGTTTGTAAGTGCTGTATAAGAATAGCCACCATACTTTACAACATCGCCTATATTATATTCTATACCAGAGTCCCATACTCCTTCATATTCTACACCTAAAACCCAAACATCCCAGACTGCATCGTCTACTCTTAAACTATTTTGCGAAGTATGATGTTGATTTGCTTTAAATAATGTTCCGCCTGATTTTACAATATCGTTCTTTTTATAACGTGTCTCAGGTAACCAATCACCTTTGAATTCTATACCTTCAACAACAATTTCCCATTTGTCATCCGAATCTTCTAATCCTGCAGACACAGTTACCGCAGATGTGTGTCCTTGTGTACATCTATAAACTATTCCGCCGTACTTTACAACATCATCAATTACATAACGTGTGTTTGTCTGCCAATCTGTTCTCCAATTATCACTTCTTGTTACAAATTGCCACTTGTCTTGATCGTCTTCTAAGCCTAAAGCATATGAGTCAGCAGCAGTATGTTTTTCTGTACAAATATAAGTTAAACCATTGTAAATAACTACATCGCCTAAATCATAATTTGAAGTGACACCAATGTCTCCTGGAACGTTTGGATCAGGTGCAACTGTTGGGGTCCAGGTATTACGCCAATTATATGTTGTAGCAACAATAGTCCATTTTGTAATATCGGCTATAGGTCCTTGAACTATTTGTGCAGTACTCTGGTGACCTTCGATACACTTATAGATGTACCCTTTCCATTTAACAATATCGCCTATTTTATAATACGTATCATTAGTCCAATCTGCTTTCCATTCAGTGCCATCAAACATTAATTCCCATCTTGGAGCAGGTTTATTGTTTACCACCGCTGCTAAATCAGTGTAAATATTATCAGCAGCTGATTCGTGGCCTGTCAAACAAACGTATGTTTTTGCACCATAAACTACAATATCGTCTTTGACGTATTGTGTAGATACTTGCCAGATGTTTTTCCATCTAAAACGTATTCTGTCAATATTAAAATCTGCCATTTTCTTATCCTAATCCATTTGATGACGAATTTTCATCGTATACAAATCTTTGATTTACTCTTGCTACTAATTGACCTTCATCGTCGATGTAATATGCAATATTTCTATCATCCCATTTAAACTGTTCATAATTTAAATTTTCATATACTAAATTATGATTTACATCTCTACCTTCATAAAAGTCTTGTCCTTCTTCAAAATCAGGATAGTTATTTGTTGGATCTCCTGATTTGTTAATTTCTAAACTGTCTGTTCTACTTAGTTGATCAATTTTGCCTACAAACAGTTCCCCTTGATCTGTTCTGCGCAAACCGTAAAAAAATCTGTTTTGTAGGGCTCCTACAATATGATCCGGTGATATACCACTATAATATTCTGCCATTTTTATTCCTTATACGATATCCACATAACTTATTACTGCATCAAGTGCTTCGTCTTGATCTGCTTGTAAATATAATTGATTGTTTGGTGCTAGAATTAATTTTTCTGCTGGTGCAAGAGCGTGAAATGTACTATTAGGAGGTATCATTACATCCTTCATATAAAATCCCATAACACTGCCGTCGTCGTGTACCATTATGCTTGCATACACCATAAAGTCTGTAAGATTAGCTAGTGTCATACCAATTACAGTTGATCTAGTTGCTCCGTCAGTTTCTATTGCAAGTATAGGCACTGTTCCTATTTCCTTAACTACTTTATTTAAAAAACTTGTTGCCATTTTATTATCCTAAAACCAATACATATTCTAATACAAGATTTTCTGCCTGATTAAATGTAATCGAGCCTGTAGAACCAGCTACTGATGCCCAACTAAATCCATCAAATATTTCTAAGTATCCTTCTTCAGTGTTATAACGAATCATACCTGTTTCTCTGTATGCCGGAACAGGTCGTTGCGCACTAACACCTAATGGTACAACAAATCCACCTGTACCTTCAATTTTAACATATCCATTTCCTGTTTGGTTAAATTCAAACACACCTCCTGGATCTGTATTTGTTAAGACAGAATCTTTTACTGAGATATTGTCAATTACAACTGAGCCTGTGCCATTACTTTGTAATTGTAAATCAGTATCAGCTGTCGCTGTACTTATTGTATTTCCATCTATTACAATGTCATCAACTTCTACTCTAACTGTAGATAATTTCGTTGAATCAATTGTTGTATTCAAATTACTGCCTGTATAGAATCTTATTGTATCATCATTTGCGCCAGGAGTAAGTTCTGCTGTGATATAAGTGTCTTGATCTAAATCATATACACCATTAAGTGCAATCCAATTACCGTCATAACCTTCAAATAAATTTGTATCTGTGTTGTAACGTATCATACCTTCTACAGGAGTAGGTCTACTTGCAGTATCACCTGTTGGCAGTTGCAAACCGCTTGTGCCGTCTATTCTAATAGTACCATTAGCACTGTCTAAAATTATATCTCCAGCGGTGCTTGATATTGTATTTCCACTGATTCTTAAATTTCCAGTATCAATATAATTTCCTGTTATTACAGTAGAAGATCCTCCTGTAGTGACAGTTATACCTTGTGTTGCTGCAATGTTTACGTCACTTGCACTGAAGTTTACTGTGCCGTCTTCTTGGTTTACGTGAAATAAATCACCTACTCTAAAATCGCCTTTGTGATC